ATAGTGGTAAACTAGAAAAATTCGCTGAGAAGTTTGACGGGAAGATAAAGAATTTAGAAAAGAAACAGAAAGAGGATTTACAACAGGAAACTGTGGTTGCAGATAAAGCAGCAATAGCTTCAAGAAAAGCTTTTGTAAGTAGTGTCCAAGAGACTTTAGAAAACACTGAGAAAGTGGACAACTTTATATTTACTCCACAGAGTAAAAAGAGTTTACTTCCTTTTATCACTAAACAAACTGTAAAAGTAGGCAAGAATAAATACATAACTCCTATGCAAGATAAGTTGCAAACAGCACTTAGAAGCCCAGAGAGAATGTTAGTTCTAGCTCAGTTATTGGAAAATGATTTTGATATTAGTTCAGTAGTAAACAGTGCTACAACAGCTAGAACAAAGACATTGAAAAATGATATTCAAAGAAAGAAATCTGTAAAACCTACAAGTTCAGGGAGAACAGGCAAGAGAAGAAGTCTAGCAGATATAGACTTCTAAAATAATTAAAATTAATACAAAAGTAAATTATGGCTAAAGGAGTAGTAGGTAGTAAGTTAATTACCAAGCAAATGCCTTGGCACGCTAACATGACTGAACTTAATCATTTAGGTAAAGCATTGATAGCAAAGCCAGACAAATTTGAGTCTAAAATTGGACAGTTGTTTACAGCTGAAAGGTACTCAGATAATCCTTTCACTGCTATGGCAATGAAAGAAGGTAGACAGGAAAACACCAATTCCTCAGTATGGGAATGGGATATGAGAGGTGCAAACACACGTCCTCTTGTAGTGTTGGCTGATATCCAACCAACAAACACACAAAAAGGTAAGTACAAAGGTACTTTCAAAATTAAGCTTGATGAAAATTGGTATGAGCCAGGTGATGTAATCACTCCTGGAACAACTAATAAGAAGTATCAGTGTAGAGTACAAGAAGAAAGAGTTCCTCATGGGAAAGGGTTTGTTTACACACTCCGTCTTATGAATGATAACCCTGCTGCTTTTGTACCTGTACAGTATTTCAAGCCGGGAACACAATGGGGTAAACTTTACTCTCAATACGCAGAAGCTGAGACTCAATCAGGTTCTACTCAATATAGCTTACCTATTACACTGTCTAACAGAATGTCAAGATTCCGTAAGAAGTATAAAGTAACAGGTGATGCTCATGATGAGGTATTAGCAATTAAAATTCCAGATTCAATGGGTACTTATCACTCTAGTTGGGTGAAGTATGCTGAGGTTGAATACTGGCAACAATGGTACAGAGAATTAGAACGTGGTTTCTGGTACTCTCGTAGCACTGATACTGTTCTTTCTGCTAATGGCAGACCTATTAGAACAGGACCAGGTATCCAAGAAATGTTAGAGGACTCTCATGTTCAACGTTATTCTCACTTAACTGCAAGGTTAATTGAAGAGTACTTGATGGGTATTTTCTACTCAAGAGTTAAGCCGGGAGCTGCTCGTAAAATCAAAGGATATTCAGGGGAATATGGAATGATTAACTTCCACAGAGCAATACAAGACTGGGCATCTAAGACTGGATTTATCCAAGTAGTTGACCAATTG